TACTCAACAGCATCGTCACCAATCTCGTAAACAGCCCCGCCGCCCATGTGGTCATCTTCTCAATGGATGAGCCACGGGAACTGGTGGTGATGAAACTGTACTGTCTGCTGCGAGGCAAGTCCTCCACCGAGGTGGAAGAAGCCGTCAAGGCGGGCAACAAGGAAATCATCGCCGACCTAGAACGGGCAGCCAGCGAAGAACTGTCCCGGATAGCAATCGTGGACGAGTCCATACCACTCGCAACTATGGGTGATGTCTTGGACGAAGCACGCGACTACTGGGGATGCAACCCGTCCTTCACCATGATCGACTACTTGGAACTGCTACCCGGCGGAGACTCAGACGCCACCGGTGTGACCTCCAAGGCGCAAGCGGTGAAGCGTTGGGCCAAGACACAGCGCGTACCCGTCGGACTGGTTCATCAGGCCGGACGGGGAGCAGGCGAAAAGGGCCGGGCTGCCGGGCTGTACGCTGGACGGTATGGTGGCGAGCAAGAAGCCATCTTCGTGATAGAGGTGTACCGGAAGAAGGACCGGACCGACCTGTCAGAATGGGAGAAGGAATACCACGCCCATTCCATCAACCTGAACCTGTGCAAGAACAAGCGCACGGCAAGGCTGGTAGATCAAACCTACTACCTTGATCCCCTGTGCGGGCAGGTTCACCCCTATTGGGAAGAGTTGATTCCCGGTCAGGGAGGGCAACGATGAGTGACGAACCCGACCTGTCCAGTCTGGCGGGAACCTTCGCCACACTATTCCGGGGAGGTAGCATCGCCTCTGACGAACCCGGTGTCGCCAACAGTTTCAGACCAATGGAACTCCCATCCGGGGCGCACGCCCCGGCGTCCGGTCCCGGCTTCACCGAAATCTGCGTCAAACATCTCACCGAACCGGATGCCCCCATCGGCGTGTACCCGCTCTTGCGTCGGGAAGACGGCATTCACAGTGTTCACTGGGGGTGCGTCGACTTCGACGAGGGGGAAGAGGCTTCCCTGATTTACGCAAAGAATCTGGAACTGGTGTTGAACCGGATGCAAATCAAGGGGTGGATCGAACGGTCCCGCTCCAAGGGCTACCATGTGTGGGTGTTCTTTCAGGAAGCCATGCCAGCAGCCGACGTACGCAACGGGCTGCTCGCAGCCTGCGACGTAGTAGACGCACCAGCGAAGGAGGTCAACCCGAAGCAGATACAGTTGACTGGCAAGGGGTGGGGCAACGGGGTCAGGTTGCCCTATCCCGCCGGTCGGCAGACGGACCGGAATGTGATCCTCTCAGGGGGGCTGGAGATGGACGCGCAGTCCTTTGTCATTGCCGCCTACAGAAGCAGGTGCGCCCCGTCTGCTTGGATTGCTCTCAGCGCCATTTACAGCCCTCCTGAGGCTCTCCCGGCGGTGGAGTGGGGGGATACCACTCCCGGTATGGATCTGACCGGCCTAGCGGCTGCTATCCGCTACAACGGGCCGCGCCCCGAGAAGGGCAAACCGGACGGGGACAGGTCAGCGACGTTGTTCGCTCTGGCCTGCGCCATGCTAAAGAGTGGTCACACCCCGGGTGACACGTTGACTGAACTCCAGTCGGCTGACTTGGATTGGGGTGGCAAGTATGCGCAACGCAGGGACGGCCAGAAGTGGTTGATGACTACGGTGGACAATGCCCGGCGCAGAGTGCAGGGCGGTCAGCGATGAGGGGCTACACTGTCACCGTGTCCAGACGACCCAAGGTGAAGGCACGCCCACGCCACAACAAGCGTGGACAGGTCTTCACCCCGAAGTCCACTCTGGAAGAAGAGGACCACGTTGCCGAGGCGTGGAACAGGCAGGTGGGGGAGATGCTCAGCGGCCCCATAGAAGTGCACGTCGCATACAGTCCCACTGAAACGATCCTGCATGTGCTACCGTCCCCGCATGGGGCACGCACGCTGCGAGGGGATCTAGACAACTATGTGAAACTGACCCTAGACGCACTCAACGGTGTGGCATGGGATGACGACGGGCAGGTGGTCAGGATTACAGCAGTCAAGGTCGACGCTGCGGAGGGTGCCGGATGACGCTCCTCGTAGAACTAGAACCGTGGGAATACGAATGGGCCTCCCATGTGGGGGCGCGCCGCTTCATTGAGAACTGGGGCAAACGTGACGCCGCCCACTACGACAAGAAGCGGATGGAAGACGACCGCACCGCACAGGTGGCCGCATGCGTAGGCGAACTGGCAGTAGCCAAGGTCACCAACCAGTACTGGTCCGGGCACGTCTGGCACAAATCAGACCACAAAACGTACCGACACCTGCCGGATGTGGGGCACAACATTGAGGTGCGCCGGGTGCGGACGAGTACCAGCGCCGCCGTGCGGCGCCGCCAGTTGGAACAGGGATTGATCCTGTGGGTGGTGCAACCAGTCGCCCCCGAGTTTCGTGCCGTGGAGATCCTTGGCTGGATCGACCACGACAAAGCGTGGGAGAAGGGGGAGCCGTCAGGCTACGACCCTGAGAACACCCGGGTGATCGCACAAGAGCATCTGACCCTACCCGTATGGTATGCTGGTCACGATGAGCGAGAAGAGGTACGACAGACCGACTAACCTAGACGGCTGGCTGGCGCGTCTGCCAACCAATCCGAGGGCGCGGGTTCTCTTCGCGCAGCGGGACGAGACAGCGATTGAGTCCCTCATGCTCAGTCCTCCCGGGGGTCCCGCCCGGGAGCCATCGCTGGATGAGACGGCACTCCTACGCGAAGCCCTTGGGCGCGCCATAGACGGGCTATCCCCGGAGGACCGGTGGATCGTGGAGCGGCTACTCATCGAAGGGATGTCGTTACGCAAGACGGGTGCCGTGTTGGGTGTACCCAAGACGACACTCGCCCGGCGCCGCGACCACATCAAGCGTCGACTTGCGCTCGTCCTTACGGACGATCCGACCATCAGCGGGTGGATCACACCCGAAGGCTAGTCGCCGGTTCCGTCCGCCCACTGCTGGGTGAGTGCCTGACGCAGCAACCCCATCAGCGAGGTTGTCCAGACGGCGAACGCCTCACCGGCTTCCTGCACTCCTTCGATGGCAGCACGAAACGCCTCAAACAGACTGTTCGCTTCTTCCTCCCGGAATACCAGTAGCAGACCGAGCGTCCCCTCAGGGGACCACTTGGCGTGGATACCGTCATGCACGTCGAACAGGTGGGCCGTGTCTTGCAGGTGGTCGTAGATGTCACGTTCCAACATGACACCTTCGTTCTCCAAGAACAGGGTCCACTTGGCGTCAAGTTCGACGGCATCCACCGCTATCCCCCGACCCGATCCTTAGCGTAGGTCTTTACGACGCTGAGGGCCGCAGCGATTGCTGCGACCGTCGCCGACTTCGCCGATGCCAGATCCGACACCACGAACACGGCGAGGAATGCTTGGGCAAACGTCCACGCTGCCCGTTCCAACATGTCGTTCACTTCTTCTTCCCCTTGTTACGTTTGGCGTAATCGTGAGCGATGGCGGATGCCTGATCCCGAGGGTACCCCTCGCTTATCAGTGTGCCAATGTTTCGCGCTATTGCGGTCTGACTTCTACCCCGCTTCATCGGCACGGTCAGTACCTCGGACGGCGGGGCTTCTTCGGCGCCACCTCAGTTGCGCAATGCGCGACGGGCGGCACCACGAGACTGTGAGCCGATCTGACCGGGGCCACTGCCCCGTTGTATGGAAGTAACCAACACCCGGTCGGCCTTCACCTTCTTGGGGGTTGAACCATCTCTCATAGTGTCCTACTTCCCGAAGGGGCGACCGCCGCTGGCGGCGTTCCCCAACTTGGTGTTACGAAGATACGCAGCAGCCTTCTTGGCCTTCTGCGACATATCCCACATGTTGAACGACGATGTGGAATCGTACGGCTGATCGTTCTGACTGCCGAACGTGTCCTCAAATGATCCGTAGCCTTTGCCCTTCGGCATACTATCTCCTTATCCGTGGGGGCTACCCCCACCTATAACCTACTGAACGAACAGGGCAGCAAACGTGTTCACGTTCACCACGCCATTGACTCTCAAGAAACCCTGAGTTTCCTGAAACACGCGGACCGCTGATGCGGTTCGTCTCCCGAATATTCCGTCGGCAGAACCCGGAGAAAACCCTCGCTCCTGCAACTTGGATTGCGTCAACCGCACCGCCTCACCCCGGCGCTTGCACGGCCACCACCGCCCCAAAGGGCGCGACGCAACCTCCGCCTTCACCGCCTTGAAGTAGGCTGCGATGCCAGCCCAGTCGATGTCGGACGGGTTCTTGGCGATAGCCATGCCAGCCTCAACCCAGTCCCCCAGCCAGTTCCCCGGACACGTTGTCGACCCCTTGCGCCGGTGCGTGGACAGCCATAGATGATTCCCGAACTGTCGATGAGCCTCGCCGACTACAGTCTGGAACGACTCAAGAACCTGCGTTCTAGGCTCCTCATCGCCATGCCCCGTGTAACAGACAGAGATAGACTTGGCGTTCCACCCTCTGGTCGCCCCCCCGCGCGCTGCCCATCCCCGTCCCTCATACACCGTCCCCGTTTCGTCGATCAGAAAGTTGTAGGCAATCCCGTCCCACCCCTTGCGCAGATGGTGGCCCTCAAAGGCCACCACCGCAGCAGAACCCGACGGCCCACCCTTCACCGCCGAATGGTGCACCACCACACCCTTCACACGGGCCGGACGCAACGACGTGAACCTGCCACTACGGGTCGCCGGGGGCTGCGCCCCCCACTGGCGGCGTGAAATGTACTCCATACTCATACAGCCCCCGTGTCCCGACTACCGGGTCCGATACTGGATGTCAGCCCGGTCCCGCTGGTCGATGTACCGTTCAATCTCCCGGCGTACCCGCTCGCTCTGCTGCTCATACCGGGTGTTCATCCGTATACTCAAACCACCCAACGTGGAAATCAGGGCAGAGATGTACCGTTCCTGCTTGCGCTTCTCCCGACCCGGCAACCCCGGAATCGCCCTCTGCAACACACCCATGAACGGCATCAGGTTACCGATCAGATGAATCCGATTGTCCTGCATCTTCCACTCGCCCTGCTTGCTGCGCTGCGCCCAACCGATCTGCTGCAAGGCGTGCATCAAACCCGGAACATTCTGCATTATGGCCGGAACCTGCTGGTACCGCTCCGTGAACGGAATCCCCGCAAACACCTGCTTCCCCGCCCAATACTCCACCGGCACCTTGGCGATGGGCGTCGTCTGTGACACAAACTGCTCTATGGTACTCCCAATGCCACCAAGCGTCGGGTCATACCGTAACAAGTCTTGGAACGGAGTATCGGGAACCGAATAGATTTGCGCACCCATGATCTGGAACGGCATCCGCACCCCGAACGGCTCCAAGAAATAGTGAGGAACCGTACCCTCTTCCGGGGTGTTCCGTTCCATCTCACGCTTCAACGAGAACAGGCGGTTGTACTTCGCCGGATGCCTGCCCATAAACTCCACCTGCAACGGTAGATTGTTACGGGTCCAAGTGTAGAACGGGAACGCCCGCCGCATCCCCTTACGCTCAAAGTCCGACAACTTACCATAGTCGAAGTGCAACTTGTGAATCATGTACATTGCCTCGTCAACCGTGTCACCCCACACCTTCATGGCGTGCATGCCAGTAGCCAACCGCATCGCCTCCTCGGCGAAAGTGTTGGCGTGCCGGACAGCGGCAAACGGTGTGAACTCCGGCGAGAAGGGAGAGTAGACGAACCGTGTACCCGGCTTCTCTACCGTCCTCTGCCCGACGAAGAAGTCGAAACGACTTCGACCTATGATGCCCACGTCCACTGCGCTCGCAGCCTGTCCGCCAGCGTGCGCCCCCGATTCGACAAGATCACGCATCCGCATCCACGCCAACGAGTCGGCGTTCTTCTGCGACATCAGACGCACCCCGACGATCAGGTCACCCTCACCGGCCCGGTACGCCTGCTGCATCATCTTCCCCGTGCGGATAATCTCCAACGGGGGGATGTCCTTGAACCACATGTTCGTCGCACCCCCGAGCATGTTCCGCATGACGAACCCGGGAGTTGCCACCAACTGTGCTTTCAGCCAGTTGTGCAACTTGTCGTACTCTCGCAGGAACTTCCCCACCTGCTCCCGGTCGGTTGACTTCTGGGCAGCCATCAGCACATCCACCACGGTGCTAGCCCACTCGTTGGCAACCTGATTGTTCGGAGCCATGG